GATAAGACAAGAGCCACAGTTTATAATTTGTGGCGAAGAGTTGTCACGAATATTATTTATCCTAACAATACAAATATGTTTGGATCTTAATGCACTTCTTTTGCATCATCTGACAATACAATTGTTCCTTGATCACATCTCCTGCAATGAAATTCAGAAGCATTGTGGATCACATTCCACCTAAGCACTGAAGTTCCATTGAGACAGATCGGACACTTGTAGGACATCGGATCTCCTTTAGTAGCTACATAGAAAGACTGGCAACAATTAAGATCACTGTTGCGACTAAACCTAAAACCTTATAAAATTCACCCTTGTCGAGTTTATTATCAAGCTTTTCTTCAATTTTATTAATTTTCTCAAGCACCATTGCCAAGAGTTCCTTTTGTGTGAAATTATCGTTACTTGTTGGCATTATATGTTTTCATAACTGTTTTAAGCAGTGATAAGACAGATGCAAGTCCACCAACAAAAGCTGATCTGAGAAGATCTCCATCGCTTCCTGTTAGTGCCTCAGCTGTGATCATTGCAATGAATGTCTCAACGAATGTTGCAATGCAACGCTCTCCGAGATCTTTAAAATCTAAATCTTTAAACATTTTTTCTCCTAATGGTTGTGATTGTTTGCTTCTAGATACGCCAGTCGAGTCTTTAGATCATCAATTTCCCATTGCTTGTTCACAATGGTTTGATTTAAAGTCTCTATTCGAGTGACTGAATCATTTAGATCCTGCCATTCCCATTTATCTGGAATATATTTGTTCTGTGTGTCAGAACCCTCATCTCTGATGGTTTGTTCTAAAGTCTGCAATTGAGACTGCATATAAGCAACCTGTTCACGAAACTGATCAGCTTGATAACCGATCTGTTCTAATTGAAAGACTTTTTCATATAAAACAGATATGTCAGAGGAAACCATTGTCTCATCTTTTAATCTGCCAAATTCTTGCTCTACAAAGTTCATTCGATCATCTATGCCTTGGAGTTTGTTAACTATCTCTCCAGCAGTATTTAAACCAGCACCAATCGATCCTAAAAGTGTGAATGAAGTGACTATGATTGCAAGATTATCCTTAATCTTTGCGATCATCCATTGCCACCGATCTTCCAGATGATCTCTGTGATCTCTGCATCAACTGAGGAAAGGATGCCCAATAACTCAGATTGCTTGTCCATCATTCCTTGGACTTCGGACTGCAATATGCCCATTTGAAGCTCTAAAGCTCTAACTGTATTAAATAACCAACTAACTAGACCAGTGAGGATAGTTCCTAGCCCTCCAACGATCAGCTGATTCATATTCAACTTAATATCCATAATTTGTTTTTATTCCTTTGGTTGTGTATTTCCAGAAATATCCTCGCCAAGTGATCGTGTCTTCTCTAAAGATCACCAATTCTGGATGAAATGTGTTTGCTTTGCGATCAACAACAAGCGTGATGAATCCTCCTTGCCAGTCTGGTTGTTTTGAATAACCTAGACCATTAAGATCTGCCATCGTTCCTGTCTCGATCCCTGTATATAAATTCATCTGTTGTCCAGTCCATCTTGTGTGATGAGTGATAGCCAGTCGATGTGTGTGTCCTTGTATAACTGATCCATCAACACGATCCAAGTTAGCAAGAGCTGACATTCCTGCCTTTGCTCTAACAAAGTTGCCATGGCGAGCAAAAAGCCCTTTGACAATCTCATATTCTGGATGTGGATAAACATCTGATGGTTCATCCCAATAAGTCCAACCAATGTCATTAAATCGCATTAGAGAAGCCAAATGCAAGACAGATTTCTCTTTCTCACTTACATCAGCTTTCTTTATACCGAACAGCTGGGGGAGTTTTTCAACTAAAGCTTTTCTCAGTCTGACTTCGTGATTGCCCTCAATAAAGATCATTTCTGATCCTTTCTTTAGACCAGCCGATGATCCTAGGTCTCTCAGTGTCTGATGACCTTGATCAATCCCTTGTTGCACTGTTGAAGTGAAATCTGGATTGGTGGCAAAGTGTGACAAGCTAGGGAAGTCAATAAGATCTCCCATATACACTAAGCCATCTGGTTTCATATCATTTAAAAAAGAGTGGGAGAGTTCAGTCAATATCTCATTCCGAAATGGCAATTGGTGATCACCGAGAATCACAAGCATCTCTTGTTTGGCTTTCGCCTTGAGCTTAGGTTGAGGACTGAAACCATCACCCCCAATTGATTCAAGTGAACTGATTAACTCTCCCAAATACTTGGGTTTTTGCTTCAGTGTCGCTTTTGTTTGTTCAAACAGTCGAACGCCATCAGTTGATGGAGCTTCCCACTGGTTTACAGTTAGACTCTGGATCTCCCACTCATCTGGTAAGAATCCTCTTTCCTCTAACATTCTCCAGACTTCATTAATGTCTGATGATCCTACTGGCAGAGTTGCAGTTGCCTTGTCATCTTTTCTGGAGATCTTAACCTTTTCGGACTTGTCCACGCCTTTAATGACTGTGTTGTCCTTACTATAACTCTTAAGAGATTTCTTTGGCACGATGAAGAAGTCCTTGTCTTACTGTGTGAAATTTCCTATTTAGATCAGTTGGAGCTTCAGAGATAAGCCACTGAGCAACAACTGTTGCTGGAATGCCATCTTTAATCCCTTTTAGTCCCTCATCAACTAGATCTTTTAAATCTTCTCTATCTAAAAAGCTCATTTGTCCAGAGACAGATGGATTTTCTAGATAGTATTTTTTAAGTGTTTTTTTTGCCATTGTTGTCCTCATTTCTTAATTATTCGATTGTGAACTTTGTGTCACACTGTCTGCAAAAGATCCCACCACCTACATTGATAATGTTTTGATCTGTTGAGTCGTGATCTTTCTCTGATGGTCTATCGTGATCTATGACATTGAGCCAAACTTCATCGCCTTTAAGTAGAGCATCTCTAATAATTGGATATGTCCTTAAATAATTATTTCTTGATGATCCAACCCAACCAAACTCTTTGATCTGGTTATTGGTCTGATTATCGCCAAGTATCACGCATCCACTGGAACTTTTTGCACTATTCCCAGCGTGTAGAAGCACAAAAGAATATTCTGCACCAGAATAACCTTTCACATCTTGAAGCTCTAACATTCCAGCTGAATGGAACTCAGCACCATATCTTTTTAAATACCGACTTTGGAAACCTCCAACAGCTCTGAACTTGATCTGATAACGCCCATCAGCGAATCTTGTGATGTGCTTGATCTTCTTTTCACGATATGGATCTTCTATCGTATATCCTAAAAACTTTTTAGATCCATCATCATTCAAGATTGACAAGATTCCAGATGTAGAGTCTTCAGTCGAACTAAATCTTAATAGTTCGAGATTCATTATTCTGGTTTAGGATTGTCGGATCTAACTTTGTTATAATCCACGACATAAGCATCCCATTTTTCAGATTCGCCTAATATTTCTTTTTCTGTATATGCTTCAATGAAAGATAGTTGTGATGGATAAGCTTCTGCTCGATCCTGCATCCATTTTTCATTTGCTACATACATTTTAGAGTTGGCGAGATCAACAACAGCTTGGTCATATTCTGCTTCTGTGTATTCTCTGCGAACATTATTCACTTGAGCAAACATTCCCTCGCCACCATTTATTGTTTTTTTAGCATCGATCTCAGCTTGAGCCAATGCAGTTGCTTCTTCTATTGTCATTATTTCTCCTATATATAAATAGATTTGTTGTAGTCGTTAAAAAATTAATTGTGGGGTAGTAATACTTTATTTAATTACTTCTTTAAACCATATAAAGTGAATGTTCCACTTTCTAAATTATTACTATCTTGAACAAAAAAAGTTAAACCTGTGTGTGACTCTGTAACAGTTAAAACTCCACCACCCTGTATTCCTGCTAAAGTAGGTTGATAATCTAAGCTACTAGCTTCTTCTGTGTGAAAACTGTACTCTGAACTATTATTAAAGTTAAATAAATACAAAATACCATTAGTTTGTTCTTGTGTTCCTGTTCCTATTGATACTGTATTAAATTGAGTTGCATTTGTTCCACTAGAATTAGTAAATGAAGCATTAGCTTTTAAAATTTTTCTTGCTTTATCATAATTAGATGAATTCACATCTCCACTTGAATTTCTATATCTCCATTGTAATTGCTTAGTATCTGTGTCTATTGTTACATTTGTCCAAACTACTTTATACACATCATAAGTGCTATCAATTCCGACTAAAGATACACTTCCAGTTGATGAACTTACTATTGTTTCTTGAATTTTTATTAAGCTACCAGCCATTATTTAACTCCATATACTGTAATCTGTCCTCCACCAAAAGGTCTTCCTGCAT